CACGGTTGCACTTTTGCTCCCGCCTGTTTGTTTGGTAATAATACTTCTTCTACTTCTATTGGGTTCTCTACAATTAAATAGTCACCGTTCTCGTCATGTACGGATGTGACCATAGAGAGTAGTTCCTCTCCTGATACTAATTTAATTGCTGCTAAAAATTCTGTTTTATCCATTGGACTCTCTGATTGGGACATCAATGAATTCATAATCAAAGTTTTCTTCATTGTATATTTTAACTCTCTCAACCAAATGATTGAGTGTATAGTTGTTCTTTTTACCCTTGGACATATCATCCGCTATGTCATAAAGAGTTGCTTTGGTCTTGTGATCACCCTTCCTGAGAACTCTACCAATGCTCTGAAGGTTTCTTATTTTGCTTTTACTAGGCGATGCAAAGACAACATTATGTAAATTCCTAATATTAATACCAGTGCTGAAAGTCCCATACGATGCCACGATTATTGAATCATTAGTAGTTTCTGCGATCTGTCTTGTTAGTTCACGGTCTTCAGTATCTATACCACCATGTACGAGAAAGACTTTACGGTTATCCCCTACCTTCTTATTTATTATATCAAAAAGGGGCATGCCATGCCGTTCAACGTAGTTGAACAGGACGAGTGTGTTTCCAGATAGGTCACAAACTAGGTTACGTATAAACTTATTTCTCTGCTCATGCTCAACAAGATAATCCATCTCCTCTTGATAGGTGTCAAATGGTTTCTTCTTATGTTTTAATATCAATACTTTAATCTGGAACTCTGATAGATGTCCTTGTCTAATTAATGTTTCTGTCTTAGTAACCTTGTTGACACTACCAAATACACCTTCGAGAACAAGACGGTTTGTTTCTGTTCCATCTAAAGTTCCTGTAAAACCAACGCGGTATTTACAATCATATAGTTTATTCATAATACTTGTCAAAGACTTTGCTTTGAATAGGTGTGCTTCATCTCCTATGATGGCACCGAAGTCTGAGAAGTATTGTCTTGGTAGTTTGTATACTGACTGCCATGTGGTTATTGTCACATCTTTGTCAGTGGATGGTTCTATACCACCACGCACTCTATGGCAATGAGTTTTTGAGTCCCATCCATAGTCTATGAAGTCCCGATACATCTGCTCTACCAAAGATGTAGTAGGAACTACTATAAGTGTTTTTAATTTTTTAAGTGTCCAGAATCTAGTGAGTGCATAGATCATTAAGGACTTACCAGAACCAGTGGGAGACAGTAATAGTTTTCTTTTGTGTCTGAGTGCTTCGTATATTCCCTTGTACTGATAGTCTCTGACCTTGTGCGGTAGTCTGAGAGTCTTTATGTAATCTCCTATTCCTTCAGGGGTAACGAATTCATCCATCTCTGATGGAAGACCATAGAATTCATTGTCTCTATGGATAACCTCATACCCTTTCTCTTCGCAAAACGCAATAATGTAAGGTAGAAGACCAACATATATCTCACCTGTAGCAGGGCTGAAGAGTTTGATTTTCCCATCCCAATACCTCTTTTTGTATGCTGACATGAACTTTGCTGCTGGCACCTCAAAGGTAAACTGGTCTGCTAACTCATGTCCCACATGAGGTTCACATTCAACTGTCAAATAAACTTCATTCTTTTTCTGAATGAATACATTAGATTTCATATCCTTTAAGGAACTTGGCGAACTCAACCGCATTCTTTATATGGAAAGAACGGTTGTTGATTGCCGAGAGAATGGTCTTGATTGCATCGACCATCTGGTTTAAATACTTTGCCTTAAGGACACTTTTTTGATATTCTTGATCAGCTTCCAGATATATTGGAACATCTGTCTTGATCAGTTTCAGCGGAAAAGGAGATTCCGATTTGCCTGTATAGTATTCCCACCTGTCACGGTAAGTACGCTTTACATCTAACTCTGCCTGATCCCGAAGGGTAGTAAAGTTATTGTAAAGTCTTAAATATTTAGCATGTAATTTTGGTATGGATAACGAGTCGTGGTCTAGTTTTTCATCATCTAAAGGGGCATCCTTTGCCCACATATCATTCAAGGTTTCTAGATTCATACTTTCTTCTGATCTTTATCCGCAATTTCGTAGATGGTATATTTAAAATTAACTTCTGCTGTAAAGTAATTGATGTCTGTTACTGATGCATCAAACTCTAGAGTGGTTAAACTTGTAGGAAATATGTTAAAGAAATTAACTGTAGCGATACTGTTGTAATTGCTGTTCAATACTAATAGTCTAGCATCTGACATGGTTTTTGTAAAGTCAGTATCTCTACCTTTCTCATCTACAGCATTAATATATTTCTGAAAATCTCCTGTGTTCATAGGGTTAGTAAGACCCTTCAACCATTTGTATATCTCAAAGTAGTTGTCTAGGTCTTCATTAACTAAGAACCTTAAGTTAAGATCACCAAAGGTCATCTTATCACCTGGCACAGTATAGTCTTTGACAGGTGTAGAGATCTCTCTTGCACCAATACTTACCTCTGGTATAGAAGCAGCTTGACAAAAGTAATCCACATTAGGTGTCCTACTCATTATAAACTTAAATCCAACAGGGGATAAGAAGTTTTTATTCTTTGGTGCAAATTGTGCCATTAGCAGTTTTTGTTTAAGTTCTCAGCCATGTCGCCACCTATGTTAGAACCTTGTTCTCCACCGAACATTGCTATCCAACCAGCAGCAACCCAACCAACAAAGGGAATAGAGGACACAGCAGGAGCAGCAGCAGCACCAACGCTAGTCCCAACCAGTCTCCCAGTTCCTTCTGCACTTCCGACTGCCTTGATACATGCAAGGTCTTTCTGTGACAGTTCTGGGTTATCCTTGACAAACTCATCAAGAGGTGCAATCCATGATCTTTGATTAGATACTGGAGCTCCTTGGTTGATCTGACCGTCCATGTAGTATTCTTCAACAACCTTTGTTGTCTCTGTTGCTAGTCCTAAGAAACCACCCTTCTCTTTGATGTCCTTAGTTATATACGCTGTCTTGGGATCGTTTGCAGTATAACTGATCTTGTATCCCTCTTTGTCTGCTTGCACTACGTATGAAGTATAAGGACCTACAGGTATGTCTAGGTCAGGTAACTTGCTGTCCTTTCTGTTGGCAACCATGCCAATCATACCAATATGTGATACACCTATTACTACTCCTATTGTAGCAGCAAACCATTTTATCGGTGTCATGATAAAAGATTATATCTGTTTATATTTAGACGCATAAAAAAGGGGAGGTTTTACCCTCCCCGAATCGTGATAATAAAGGAATTTGGGTTCATGACCTTCCCTCCTTAACTGTATATAATTATTTACTAAAAAAAATATACCTAGTCAGTGATTTACTTAACAAAAAGAAATGCCTAGTCCCAAGTCATTTTCCAAGACTTAATCTTGAAAGGATCTAGAACTACCCACTTTGCATAATGAACACCACGGTAACACAGGAAGGCAAAGACCCTCTCTGGATTGTGTTTGTCTGGATCGTATTCTGGAACTGTTGGTTCGTCCCATGTAAATTCTATTTTCATTGTCTTAGCCTCCTGTAATATATTTATTGTTAGGAGGTGCTCACAAAAAAAGAGACCCCCGAAGGAGTCTCTTGAAAGAATATAAGCGTCTTGCTTACATTAGGTTAGAAACTAACACTCTTCTGTAGTAAGCGTTTGCATTCAAGTTTGAAGAATGCTGTGGATCACTATTTGAAAGTGCTGCTAGTCCCTTAGCAAATGGGTTAAGAACCATTCCGTAACGAGTCTTAAACCCGATACGTGGTTGGAATGTATCCTGACCAATCGCTCTGTACATTTGTAGGGGCACATAAGGACAGTAGAATAATCCAGCGTCATATGCGTTAGAACCTTTGTATCCAACAACATAGTACTGATCGGATGATACGTTAGCTGAATATGGGTCGATGTAGACTTTGAAACGTCCGTTGAGTGTTCCAACGAATGTGTTTCCTGTGTCGTCGATCTCTCCGATTCCACCAACTGCACCAGAGATTCCTGAGTCGTAGTCAAGAACACCAGACATAGCAAGAGCAGAAGCAACA